CTTTCTCGGAGCGGTGGCAGAATGCGGGTATGGGTTCAGCTATCGGGTGCTTGACGCTAAACACTTCGGAGTTCCACAAAGACGCAGAAGAGTCTTCGTTGTTGGACATCTTGGAGACTGGAGACCTACCGCAGAGGTTCTTTTTGAGCGGGAAAGCTTGCCATGGAATATTGAGAAGAGCGCAAGTCCGAAACAAAGAGCTTCCTCCACAACTCAAGGAAGCATTGGAGAACGGAGTCAAGCTAGATCCCCCGATGGAAATAATACCATTGGCACACTTTTAGCAAGAGACTACAAAGGTATAGGCAATCAAGATTTAAAAGATGGTAGGGGATTAATATTAGAACCTATTGTCTATGAAACACATCCCGCAGATAGTCGTGTAAAAGAAATGGGAGATGTATGTCAGACCGTTACTTCACGATGGGGAACTGGCGGTGGTAATGTCCCATTAGTGCATAGTGTAGCAGTAGATGTATATAATCAATCTATTGATGGTGATGTATGTGCAACACTCACACGAGCAGTCGGTGGGTCAAATACAAGTGGTGCAAAAGTTATGCAAGCATATTCTATTCGTGAAGATGCAAAAGCTAATACCTTTAATGCAACACCATTAAAAGTCACGCCCGCTCTACAAGCCTTAAGACCCTCAGTGCAATCTCATCATGCACAAACTTTTATTGCTCAACCTATGGCAGTTAGAAGATTAACTCCTATTGAGTGTGAAAGACTTCAAGGCTTTCCAGATAACTATACAGATATAAGATTGAAAGACAAAGATACTCCCGATGGCCCTAGATATAAAGCTATCGGTAATTCTATGGCAGTCCCTTGTATGCGTTGGATCGGAAAAAGAATTGAAGAAGTCAATAGGAAAATTTAAGGCATACCTATTTATTTAAGGGATAGATAGGCATAGAATTATAAATGAGGAATCAAATTGGAAGTCAATGAAGAGTTAGAATCTAAGATTCGTGAGTTAGCTGATACTTTATATGAGGTGTCAGAAGACTTACGCAAGAAAAATGAAATCATTGCAGCAAGAGCATGGGATGCCACAGAGTTTGAACAAGACTTTGTAATTTCCATTCTCAAAGAAAAAGATGTCAAGATTGAAATCCTTGAAATAGATAATCAAGCACTAAGAGATAGTCGTGATATGTTTCAGAATAGAAATGCTGAACTACTCAAGACTGTCAGTTCATTAAAAAGAAAACTACAAGTTTAGTTGCCCACACCAGAGGGTTGTCTGGATATTAAGGAGAAGTATGTTAGAGTTGCGTGAGCATCAGCTATCTGTTATTGATAAGTTGAGAGAAGGATTAAAGGGAGGCCATAGAGCACAATTACTTTATGCACCAACGGGATTTGGTAAGACAGAGGTAGCAATCTACCTTATGCAATCATCAGCAAACAAAGAATTCAGATCAGCAATGATCTTAGATAGAATAGTTTTAGTAGATCAAACAAGTGCTAGGTTAGATAAGTATCAGATAAGTCATGGAGTTCATCAAGCAGATCATTGGAGATACAATACATCAGAACGCATTCAAGTATGTTCATCACAAACATTAGAAAAAAGACAAGACTTTCCAAACATTGACTTGCTTATTGTAGATGAATGTCATATTACAAGAAAACAAATATCAGAAATCATAAAGACAAACCCTAAGCTTAAAGTAATTGGATTAACAGCAACACCTTTCACAAAGGGGTTGGGTCAGTTATATAGTAATGTAGTATGTGGTTCAACAACAGAGCAATTAGTTATCAATAAATGGTTAGCCCCACTCAAAGTTTTCATAGCTAAAGAAATAGATATGACGGGTGCTAAAAAGATAGCGGGAGAATGGTCAGCAGATGTAGTCACCGAAAGAGGTATGCATATTACGGGTGACATAGTGCAAGAATGGATTAAAAAGACTTATGAAATATTCGGCAAACCAGAAAAGACTATAGTTTTCTGTGCGGGTGTCGCCCATGGACAAGAATTAGTCAAGCAGTTTGCCGAGAAAGGATATAACTTTGTTTCGGTTTCATATAAAGAAACAAGTGATTTCAAGAAAGCAACCATTGAAGAGTTCAATAAGCCAGACTCTACTATACATGGTTTAATTGCGACTGATATTTTAACACGAGGTTTTGATGTAGCCGATGTAAAGATTGGTGTATCAGCAAGGCCTTTTAGTAAGTCCCTCTCTTCCCATATTCAACAAATGGGTCGTGTCATGCGTCCTCACCACTCCAAAGATTTTGCTTTATGGTTAGATCATTCTGGTAATTACATCCGCTTCCGTGATGAGTGGGAGCAAGTGTATCAGGAGGGAGTCCAGGAATTAAGTGAAGAAAATATAGAACGCACCAAGAAAGAACCTACACTTAAGATTAAAGAAGAGTCCAAATGTCCCTCATGTAAAGCATTGTGGGTGCATAAGTCAGAAGAATGTGCTGAATGTGGCTATTTAAGAAAGAGAAAACAATTCGCTGCGTTAGCGGGTGAAATGCATGAAATTGGTATGAATGGTCGTCAAGCATACGAAGAAAGACAAGCATTCTATTCAGAGTTATTATTCATAGCTAATAGTAAGAAGTATAGTCATAATTGGGCAAGTCATAAGTATAGAGAGAAGTTTGGAGTATGGCCTCGTAAGTTAAACTCCATGCCTAAAGAACCAAGCATTAAGACATTAAATTGGGTTAAGCATAGAAACATAGCATTCAGTAAATCAAATCGTAATAGGAGGGTAGCGTGAGTGATTTTAATAAGTTTATGAACCACCTTGACCAGAGTCATGATGCAGTATGGCAAGTAGCAAGATGGTTTGTAAGTCATGGAAGTATTGTGCAAGTTAATACAACAAGCAAAGCAAAGAGCCATAAGGAATGGAGAGATCATATAGATAGCGGTGATCTTTACCTAAGTCAGCGTGTAGAAGTTAAGGGATTGGGTGCTGAATTTACAAGTGCAGAAGATTGGCCGTTTGGTGAAAATTTTATGGTATGTGCCAAGCATTCATACGATATAGCCAACCCCAAACCTTATATGTATGTGTATTTAAACAAGGCTAGAACGCATGTAGCCGTATTAAAAGCTGAGACATATGACCAATGGTTTGTTAAGTCTTATAAAGATAAGAGATATGAAAACCTTACACAAGACTTTTATATCTGCCCTACAAACCTATTAAAATTTATGGAGATGAAATGAACTTTGAAGACTTTGCTAGGATACATGGGCTAATTATCAATCATGTTATACATAATAAATCAGTAAGAGTTCCCACAGAAGATAAGCCCAAGAAAACTAATGGCTCTTATAAGTTTTTAGGCGATGTAGGTTTTGTTATGAACTTTGCTACGATGGATAAGCCAGCGGTATGGTTTGATAAAGATATCAATTCTGTTAAACCCAAGCCCAAAAATGATATCAATAAGCTATGGAATGCACTATCTGATATAGAAAGTAATGTAAAAAAGGATAAGGCAGCATCTAAGGCGGGTTGGATTATGAAGCAAACTAAATTAGACACACACCCTTATCTTGCTAGCAAGGGCTTTCCTAATGAGATAGGGCATGTATGGATGAAAGATGGAGAACCTTTACTTGTCATCCCAATGTCTGTTAATAGAAGACTTGTTGGATGTCAGCTCATCAAGAGTGATGGGGATAAGAAGTTCCTCTATGGTCAAACGACTAAGAACGCAATCTTTGCCTTTGACGCAAAAGGTATTCCCTTTTTCTGCGAGGGTTATGCGACCGCTCTCTCCGTAAGGCAAGTCTTGAAAGCTAGCAATATCAAGTATTGTATTTATGTTTGTTTCAGTGCATCCAATATGAAGCTGATAGCGGGGAGCATTAAGGGTGGACTCGTCATCGCTGACAACGACACCAACGGAATTGGAGAAAAAACCGCTATTAATATAGGCAAGCGTTATTGGATGTCCGATACAATCGGGCAAGATTTCAATGATTTTCATATGCTTAATGGAGATTTTAAGGCTTCCCAAGAATTAAAGAAAGCCTTATACGGTCTTTAATAGAAATAAAGATTATTAACTTGTGCTAACAAAGGTCTGTTAAATACATTTTTCTTAACTGATATCCTATGGTCATGAAAGAACTTTGCATTACCGATAGGATTAAAAGTGTATCCCTTTTGTTTAGTGAGGAATTTTAAGGCTAACAATTTATTTTCTAGCAATTCTCTTCTATTAGGTTCACGCATCTTTCCTTGTTGCATAAGCGTAATATATTCAAACTGCTTGGGAGAGTAAACCACATCGCATACATTATCTATCTTCTCTGCCCTATTCATAACCACATTATATACGGCTGCTTGGTTGATAAAGTTATCTCCCGCCTCTCCATATAATACATAGGCTAGG